TGACAGCCCGATGAATTTCGCCGTCGCGGCCAGGTTGTCGCTCGCATGGGCTGGGTCACGCTTCAACCGAATGTGCATCATGTCTCCAGCAGCACAGGTGCCGGTGGTCGTGATCGTGTTCGCCGCCGTCGCGTTGAGCAGATGGGCCGTGGCTTTCCCGGCATCTGCCGTGAATTCATCGTCTGTAAAAGCAGGGTCATCCGAATCCCCATCGCTCGCGCACGCAATGGCCAGTTGCCAGACTGTGTTGTTCGTCGAGGTGGAATCGGCCTCATAGATCACGGTGGCGTCAATCGCGCCAGACCAATCTTCATTCAGGTAGTCTTGGAGTTGCGCAGTCAGGGCGTTCGCGCCATCGGCAAATTCCAGGACGCCCTTCGTAGTATTCGTGCCTGTGCGACAGGCGGCCACCGCAGGGTTTGTGGCGGGAAGATGCCAGACAGGCCCAGCCGTCACATTGTTGCATCCTGCCGCTGGATACCACTTATATTTCTTGTAGGTGAAGCTATTGCCCGTGCCTTCCGTGTCGATGGTCTTGTTCGTGAACGTCACGGTATCTGACGCATAGGCCGTCAACTCGGTTTGCACGTAGGCGGTGGTGGCAATCGACGTATCATTGTCATTGGCCGAGGGAGTTGAAGCCGTGGTTTGTGGGTTGGCGGTCGTGTAGAAGGTCTGTTCCGACTCGCCGTTGTAGATGTACTTCGGGAGATTGTCGGCAGAGTCCGCGTAGAAATACCATTGCTCAGAAGTGCCAGGAGCCGATGGGGTCGTCACGCCGGTCAAGAGCAGTGGGCCTGCCGTGCCGGTGATGTTGAGCGGCGCGTTTAAGGCAAACTGATCAGAAGCATTCAACGTGAGGCAGAGATCGGTCCCAGGCGTGGCCGCTTCCCAGCAGATCGATTCGTTGTTGGACAATCTGAGCCGTCCCGCATCGCCAGGGTCCGCACCAAACGTAATGGCGTCGGAGCCTGAAATGATGTTGGTCGTATCAGCGATGGAAACGCCTGTGGCTTGGACGCCCTTGCCGGTGCCGTCGCTCTTGATGATGACGTTATCCGTGCCGAAGGCCGAGGCAGCGGTCACGTCACCAGCGCCACCAGATCCCGTATCAAGATCGCTCACCACACCATCGATACATTTCTTGAGCGTGGATTCCGACGCATCCGCGTAGATATTGTAGTTCCCAGACGCGCAGGTCGGATTCGTGTCAGATTCGGCAAATTCAATCCCCAGATTGTCGGTAATTATTTGGCCGGTCATGGTCCCGCCTGCCAGCGGGAGATAGTTGCTCACCGTAATGGTATCAGGCACATCGGCGTCGGCAATGGCCGCACACGTCAAGTTGCCGTTCGCTGCGATCGCATTGGCGAATTGGTTGGAGCTACAGTCTGTTGGATTCGCCGCTAGCGCGGATGCCGCCCCTGCCGTCAACCCTGCCGCCGTGCCGGTGATATTGGTCCCGACGAGCGCAGACGGGGTGCCGAGATCAGGCGTGACCATCGTCCAGTTCGTGACCGTCAGGCCTTCTTTCAGCGTGAACGTGATGACGTTCGAAGTGTTGGTCAACGTCAGATCACTACCGGTCGTGGCAAAGTCCGGATCAGTAACGGCCCCACCGTTGATGGTGATGGAGTCGCCACCCGCTGCCCCGGGACAGTCTTGCCATGACCCTTGGCCAGGTGCCGTGTTAATGGTGCATTGGCCCACAGTGCCGCCAGAGGGCAACCCATTTCCGCTCGGATTTGCCGCGCCCGTGACAGAGACGGCCGCCTGCGCTCCACCCGCAATCAGCATGACCAGCACGAACACCCAGAATCGAATCAGGTACAACATACGTCCCCCTCTGTTCAGCATCCCATATAGGCGTTGACCGTGGCATCGGTGCCGCTGATCGCGGAGACCCGCGCCCGAATCCATCGCCAGGACGCATAACTCACAAACCCGTCATTGGTTTGCGTGGTGCCGAGCGTCAACGTGATAGTCCCTAGGGTCGTCCAATCGACGTTGGTTGACTCGGTTGGACTCGCCTTGTCGCTGGCTTCAATGATGATCGTGGCCGCACCAGCGCCCGCGCTGGTGGTCCCCATCGCTTGAAAGGTGCGGTTGACGCATCGAGGAGAATGTTTCTCGCCGGCACCCGTGGCCGTGGCATCGGTGAGGAGTTGAACTGAATTCATCGTCTGTGCTGAGACCGGCCCCGCCCATACCAGCAGAGCCAGCAAACTAAGCACTATGCCCCATCGTGTCATGATAGCGCCCTCCGTAATGTCGTCCTAGATCACTGGCTCTGCATCAGCATCCTCGTCCGGCTTGGACTCTTCGACCTCCACAGCCGGCGCCGACTGCTTCACCAGCTTGACCATCCAGCGTTTCGAGAATTCCTGTTCGTTCTTGATCGTGAACACCGCCCCTGGTCGACGTCTGAGATTGTCGTAGAATCCCAACGCCACCGCCTTGACCCGAATCGGCCCCGCCTCTTTCTTCTCCTCGCCCTTCCCCTTGGCCATAATTGCTCCCTTGGTAAAGATGATGCTCCGGGGACCGAAGCCCCCGGAGCGGACTCACTGCTTACGAGATGGTCACGCCGTCCGCGTAGTGGACGTTCTCAGAGACCGCGCACATTGAGAGCGGCATGAGATAGGCGCTACAGGTGATCGTCGGAGTCGTTCCGGTCACGTCGTACCGAATCCCCAAGTATCGCTCACTGTCGCCCAGCGTGCTCGCCGGGATCGGAATGACAAACCGATACCCCGCGACCAACAGATCGGCGTCCTGAGCCGGTGCGGTCGGGGTGCCAGACTCAAACACGCGGCGCCCGATCAACTGCCGGCCAGCGTTCTGGGCTGCGGCTGAGGCGTACTCCACCTCGAAGGTGTAGTCCTCGTCGCCCGTGGTCTGGTCTGCATCGACTTCGACGATGAACAAGACGCCCATCGGCTCGCCGTTGCCCAACGCCCGATCAACCGCGAGGTCAAGCACATTGGTCCCTACGGCGTCCGCTGTCACCGCCTGTGCATTGCTGAATTCCATTTGTGCATCGAGAATCATGATGTGTACTCCTTTGTGAGTTTGTCTTACGTTGTCGCGCCTTTGATGATGGCGAAATTGATGACAATCGCCCCGGTTTCCGCCGTGCCACCCGCCGCGTTACCGTTCGCCACCGTAATGGAAAACGATCCTGCCGCGACCGCCGTGACGGTGACTCTCGTGTTGAGCGCCACCATCCCCGATCGAATGGCCACCACAGGCACATCGTTGATGGCCACTTTGTTGTTTGTCACCACAAACACCGCCGACGCTTCAGCGGCCAGCGACGTATTGTCTGTGGTGATCCTGCCGGACAGCGCGTTGATGGTCACACCGGTTGCCCGGTTGGTAATCTGTGTGACCGTGGACCCATCTCCAACGGCGTAGCCGACTCCCACTTTCGAGGAAATCGGCCCGTCGAAGCGCATCCCGCTTCGTTGTCTGATGACTTTCTCGCCCATGATCCACGTCCTTTCTGACTAGGCTGTGCCTAGCAGTTACGCCACTGCGGCTTCGTTCTCCACCAAGGCATCGCACTTCCGAATCGGAATACCCCGGAAGGTCGGCGTCATAGCTCCGTCCACGTTCTCGTAGCGGAGCCCCCCGCCTGTAATGACATCATCCCGGCGCTGGATGTCCAACATCTGGAAGCACGTCCGGTTCATGTAGAACGCGGGCTTGCCCATCTTCAGATTCGGAATCCGGTGAATGGCCTTGATCATGAGTTCCACCAAGTCTGCCGCCGAACTCTTGGCCACCAGGTTGGAAATGTCGATGTTCGGGATTCTGACGACATAGCGCCAGTCACGAAGCGCGATGCCGCATTTCCACTCCCAGCGGTCCATGTACGCCCGGTATCGGTTGTTGTCGGCGTCAAAGGCGTCCTGCAAGCCGAGATCTTCATGCGAGAGTCCCGCCTTGCTGCCCTTGGGGAAAATCCCGTGGACAGTCAACGGTCCCCAACAGACCAGCCAAATGCTGGAATTGTCTGAGCCCGAACCCAACCCGCTCACGATGTTCTGGGCATTGGCTGGCCCGGACAGATCGGAATACCGAGGCGCGAGCCCCGTGAACTCCTCCGGTGCCGTCCCTGAATTGCCGTAGAACAAGGTGGAGGCCATCTCCTGGTTCATGCCTTCCAAGTGGGCATTGGCCTCCGACATGCGGAACTCGCCGGTATTGCCGTTGAGTTCGGCCAAGGCCTTATCGACCTGGCCGCGCGCTTCCAGCGAGCCGCAGTGCTCATCGATCTGCGCCGTGGTGGATTTCCCCGCCGCGACACCTTTATTGAGCAAGCGCCATGTGGGGGTCGGCAAGCCAGTCCGGACTGTGGTCCGGTGTCCGGTCGGCAGATTCCCCTCGATGAATGGCATATCGGTCAACAGCTCGTTCTGCTGGGAGAGCAGTTCCCCGATGGCCGCAATTTTGCCGTCCGGATCGAGCCGCTTCGCCCAATCCGCCAAACTGACCAACGATCCATTGAGTGTTGCCATGATAGAAACTCCTTCCTGAATTGGTTACGTGGTTAGCCTGCCATCGTGCGAGGCAGGTCCGGATACAGCCGTTCTGCCAGACTCTTTTCTCCACCGCCCGCACCCGTGCCTGGACGGTGCCCTTGATCGCTCTCCATGAGCGAGCCGTAGAAATCGAACAACGCCACCAGCGGCTTGTAATTGCCGAATCCGGTGTTGTTGAGATCCTCAATGAGCTTCTTGCCCAGTTCGGGCTTGGCCGCGACAAACCGATCCAACACGGTCTTGCTGCGCAGCGCCGTGCGTGACAGATTGTTGCCACCGAACTCTGGGTCTTTCTCGACCTCGGTTTTCCAGGCGGTCTTTTTGGTTTCGTAGTCGGCCACCTGTTTGTCGAGGGCCGCTTTCACTTCCGCATTGGCATACTCGATGACCTTTTGGGCCGCTTCAGGCGCGAGCTTGTCACCCTTAGCCAGGGCCGTCGCTCGCTCCACGGCAGAGACATCAAGCAGGCTGTCCGCAGGAAGGGTCAGCGCATAGACCGGCTCTACAGGTGCAACCGCAGGAGCCGGAGTGCCCGGCGCCGGGGTCGGCGTCGGCGTGGGGGCCGGCGTAGGACTCACCGCCACAGGTTCAGGCGCGGGAGTCGGAGCCGGTGTAGGCGTAGGAGTCGGTGTCGGATCAGGCATGGTCAGATTCCTCCGTGTCAGGTTCAGTGGATTTCTCTTCTACTTCCATTGGCTGTTCGTGGTTGGCTTCGCGTGCCATCTGCGTATAGAGCGCCGGGTCAAGCGCGTGGATATCGGCCATGAGCTTGAGCCCCAGGCTTCTCCGTCCTTCGTTGAGCGCCGTGGTATCGGGTTCACCCTGGACGAACGACAACCGAAAGCAGCCGGACTCCGTAAGCTGTTTCCACACAAAGCGCCGTCCCTGGATGGTCGAGAGCACATCGCGCAAATCTTTCTGGTCCCGTTCATGGTCAAGTCGTTCCTTTTGTCTGGCCTTCCTGACATCTCTTGGACTCGCGGAGTTCATCAGGCTCCCGCCAATACACGGGTCAACGCGTTGTCGCTGGACATATCGGTTTCACTCAATTGCTTCGCCGCGCCCGCCAACACTGGAGCATTCTGTGCGGCCATCTGCGCTTGCTGGGCCCGTTCCCGCTGTGCTCTGATTTTCTGAGCTTCCTCCAACGGGCGGATAATCTTGGAGGACACGCCCATCATGTCGCCGTATTCGTCGATCGCTTCATCCTCGTTGATTCGGTCCAGGACGGCCGGTTTCGCTGCCGCCAGGTTTCCAGCAAAGGCCAGGAACCGCTCAGTCCCCGCCACGCCGACAAGCTTCTGGGCTTTCGCCATGATCGACTCGTATTCGATCTTCAAATCCATCTCAGCCAGTTCCTCCGGTGGTTCAGGGACCATCCCGTACTTCATGAGCAGCGAGAATTGAATGTCCGTCAGCGGGTCAAGAAACCCATCGTTGGTGCTTTCCAAGACCGGCCCCAAGGCCAGCAGCTTTTCTTCATGCCGCTCGGCAATCTCGGCCTCTCCCCTCGGCTGAATGCCTTCCAGCTGATCCAACATCATGAACATCGGAACGTAGAAGCATTCGGAAATCCGGTACTCCATGCGCTCAATCCGTTGCTCAACTTTATCCACGGCCATGTTGGTTTCGTGGATGGGCCGCAGTCCGCCCTTGCCCGTCACGTCATCCACATAGGTGATGTCGCCGGCCAACAGCGAGGCCTTCTGATTCCGCAACGACGTGGGGCCTTGAAGCGCGGGATTCAGTTGCTTCTCGATTGCACGGGATAGCCGCTTTTCCGTGGTCTGCAATTCCTTGGTGGTCGCCAAGGCATCCATGCCGGGGCAGGTCGTGCCGTAGGTATCCTCGCCGGTCTTTTCCCACTGCGGGGCTGGGATGGGGAAGTAATCGAATCCAGACTCTTTCAGGAATTTGTTTTCCAGCAGGTCCGCTGCCGAATAGGCTCCATTGGCCGAAATGGTGCCAGACTCGTAGTAGCAGGACTGATACGGCTTGCTGTATTTCGCTTCCAGCCGGCGCGGGTCATACTCCATGTTGGGGGTAATCAGGTGCGTGACATACACCGCCATTTCGTAGTCGCCATGCTCAAACAGGTGCCTGACATGCGTGCTGAAGTTCACCCACTTGTTCGCCTCACTCGCCGTGGGATCGCCAAACTTCATGACCAATTGCCGGACGGTCATTTGATACTTGTAGAGGAAGGTATCGACCACGCCCCGATGGTTACACCCCAGCCAGTACGAGCCGATCGGGTAGCTGTAACAGCGCATGCCGTCTTCCTGATCCTCGAAAATGCCCATCGCGCCGCCTGCAAAAATGCCCATATCGCCGTACAGCACCGGAGCCGCCTGGTAGAAATTGGAGCGTGCCGTCAGCGTGTTCATGCGTTTGTTGACCGTGTAGAGCCAGTCCTTCACGGGACCAAACTCCGCAAGGTCAGGATCGGGCGTGGTGAGCCGTCTCCACGGTCTAGCCGGCGAACTGATCCCCGCGTGCATACCGGAGCGCAGCGTGCGTGCGGAGAGAAGGCCCCGCTCATTGATGATCTTGGTATAGCGTTTGTCGCCACGGTTGCGGTCGGTCTGTTGAAAGCGGATACGGCGTGGGGCGAAGTGTTCACCGAGTTCCCGCCATTGCGATTCAAACGAAGTCCGTTCAAGTGCCAACTGCGCTTCAAGCCGCATCACCCGCGTGCGTTTGGGTTCGGATCGCACCTCGTACATCTACAACCCCAACAGGGTTTTAGGCCGGGTATCGTCTTGCCCCAGGGTGCCGAGATTCTGTGTCAGGATGGTCGAACTGCGGCCCATGCCTGCGTAGGAGCGTCGCCGCTTCTCGCGTTCCTTCTGCGCGTCGTTTTCGTTGGCTTTGTCGGGCGTGGTATCAGGAAAGGTGATGTCCGGCATCTTCGGGGCGCCTTGGGCCATCTGATGCCCTTGCATGGCCAGTGACCCCGCCATCACGGTTCCCATGCCCCCCATCATGACAGCGGCGATTCCCATGATGCCCTCCGGTCGGTCAAACGTGTAGAAAAGGTAACAGACGTTACCCCTATACCACGCGTGACGTTACCGAAAGGTTACAACTGTTACAGGAGTTTGGAGAGTTCGGCCCGGGCGATCTTGTACGGACGGATGTTGAGGATAGGGGTGAGGGTGCCGCGTTCGATCCATCGATAGACGGTCATGCGAGAGACAGAGCAGATCACGGCCACTTCGGAGGGCCAAAACCATTCACGGCGGAGGTTCCAGAGGGATTCCCCGGATGGGGTCATTGGTCCAACCTCTTTGCGTAAATGAAGTCAATCAGGTCGTGCCCCATCAGTTCAAACAGCTGGCCCACGTCTTTCCGGTCTTTCATCTCGGCGAGCCGCGCCTTGATTTCTGGGGACACCTTACAATGCTGCATCACCAACTGCACGCCCTCGCCTCGCAGCCGGTCATAACTGAACTCAATCAGTCGCTTGCCGATCAGCGCCCCACGCTTCGTCTTGTCCACAAAGAGGATGTCTTGCAACGCTTGGAGACTGGTGGAATAGCGCGGGTTGTGCTTGACGGTATAGACCACATACCCGACAATCTCCCCGTTGTGCCTAGCGGTGAAACAGCGCAACATTCCCGCTTCCTCAGCCTGCATGTAGGCCGCTTCGTTGACAATGAGCGGGATGTCTTTGTAGAACGCGATTTCTTCGTAGTGCGCTTCGTAGAGCGGCTTGGCTTCGTCCAGGAGTTCATGTACTCGCTCACGCTGGAGCGTCAGCCCGCGCAGCTTGCGATACTCCGGTGCGATGAGATCGATGATGAGGTGAATACGGTCGCCCTCGTGGTTGATGACGCTATGCTGTAGCTTGTGATTGAACCACCAGGCTTGACCGCTTCGTATTTGCTGAACGGACTCACCGCACCCGAATGTCGAGACCCCTTTCAAACACACATGAAACCGATCGTACCGATCGGCATACGGCCCTTCGTCAACGTGCGGAGTAATCATCCCGCCCGGCTTCATCTTCGTGAGAATCACGCGGCCCACATTCACATCCCACTGCGGCACATCACCCATGATCTTGGCTATGGCCGTCTGGATGAGATGCAAACACTCCGGCGCCAAGGCTTCGATCGTCTCGAAATGATCCTCTTGCGTGAGGTCGAAGAAGCCGCCCATGAGGCTCTGGTCCTTCGCCCATCGCAGATAGATCGTTTCGGTGTCCTTGTGCGGCGAGCCGGGAAAGTGTTGCCGGTCTGTAATCCGCCCCCACAGTTCAGGCTGTGAGTCCAGCTTGTCGAGGAGCGGTTGTACGGTCAGCCATTCGGCTATGAGTTTGAAGTTCGGCATGATGTCTCCCTACGGCAATTTATTTTCCATCACCGTCACCCGTTGACGCAACCGCTCAACGACTTGTTCGGCCTGGTCCATCCGGTCTCGCGCGGTCTGCACGATCTCCCCCATCTTGTCGAGTCGGTCCAGCAGCCGCGCAAGCTTCTGTTCCAACATCGGCATGCGACGGTCCTGTTGTTTGGAGACTCGTGGCATCACTCCTCCTCCGGCTCCGTCCTGGCCTTCCCCTGATGTTGATGGCTCGCCATCGGCCCACGGGACGGCGCCACCTCTTGCGCGAACGTGAGGCACAGCGCGTCCCACAGATCCGGAGATTCGCCCCCGAGCTTGTCCATGACCTGTTCCTTTTCTTCAACGACAAACACCCCGCCGCGAAACGTATAGGTCGTCGCCGTGGCTTCGCGCACCAGTTCCGGCATATTCGGCACGGCCCCGCCTTTCTTCACCCACTCGGCCGCCTTGAATAATACCTCAGCTCGCCTGTTCTTGTATCGTGGATCAATGCCCTTGGTGCCCACAAAGACCTCAATCATATTCACGCCCCCGACTCGGCACCCATCGACCACGCCCCCAGCCCAGCCGCCTGAGCCGTCGATAAAGATGGCGTCTGGGTTCCACTTGTTGTGACCCTGGACGATCCGTGCAGAAAACTTGCCGGTCCAATCAGGCTCGGTGCGATTCGGCCGCAGCACCACTGGCTTGAACGCTACCACCCCTTGACGCGGGAAGATCACCGAGCGTGCCCCACCGAACCGGCCTACGTCAATACCCAGGATCTTGGGTTGCATCGCCACTGCCGACGCTGTGTATTTCCGCTGCATGGCTTCATGCACTTCGTCGGGACCGAGTAGCGTATTGATCGAGGAGGGCGGAAACTTGCCAAACACATTGACCAAGACCCACGGATTGTCCCGGCCATACTTCTCAATCTGCTCCTTGGCCCACTTGATGGAAATACGCGGGCTCCGCTTCGGGTCGTCCGGGTCGCCCGTGATTTCGATAACGTGCCACAAGTGCCGCTCAGAGGTGCATGCGAGATACAGCGGGCCTTCGATATGCGTCGGGTTGCCGGCCTGCAAGATTCGGTGTTCTCCCCCGACCGTGGACAGCGAGGCGTCCGCCGTCGCCATGACGCTCGTTGGGATACCCCCCGACTCATCGAGAATGGCCATCGTGTAATCAGCATGGAGACCGGCCAGGGTATCGCTCTGCTTGGTTTGATCGGCCTTCTTCGCCCACGTCCGCGCCGACATCCACCACGTTTCGGGATGATGCCGAGACTCAATGCGCGTCTTGGCCCACTCGAACATCTTCTGGAGATACGGCGAGCGTTGCTGCCATTTGCTCATCTCAGTCCAGAGGTTGTCTTGGAGATTGTCACCGGAGATTGAGGTTGCGGCAATCTTGGGATGTGGCCGTGTGGCGAGGAAGATCCACGCACACCACGCAAGGCCGGTCGTTTTCCCTGGCCCCTTGCAGGCCTTCAACGCAATGCGTTGTTTGTCAGGATCGTTGAAGGCGTCCAGCAGTTCGACTTGTGCCGGGTCAGGTTCGGCGTTGAACAGCTTCCGGACGGCATAGACGCCGTTCTTTCGCCACTTGGCGATTTCCGTTTGAATCTCGTCGATCTTGCCGGCTACAGCCGTGCTCATTTCTTCATGCTTCCCAAGACCAACTCCTCCAACGTCGCGCCCAGATCAATCTCTTTCTTCTCCGTGTACCACCCCATCACCTTCCCGAACTCCAACATGGCCTTGAGCTTGGGCGTGAGCTTGACCTTCTTCGTGTAGCCGACATGCTCGGCCTTGTCCCCCACCTTCTCAAAGTTCTCGACCAGCTCGTAGCCTTCGACCATGAGGGCCTCGTTGTCGCCGAGTTCATGAATGTCGATGGCGTTGCCGGGGCCGGTAAACATCTTGCGCACGTCCGAATGGAAGTAGCCTTCCATCTTCTTCAGCCATTGCTCGCGGGTCACTTGCACTTGCTCAACCACAGGCTTCAGCAATTCATCCACCCTTGCGCGAATCTTGACTTGATTACTCAAGAAACTTGCCTTCTCATGAATAGACTTTTGTTTTGTGGTCTTTCGTGGATTGTAGGCGAGACGGTAGGCATCGGACTGTGTGATGGGCTTGCCGGTTTTCGGATGGACGCCGGCCGCAAGTAGCTGACAAAACTTCTCTTCCCGCAAGAGCAGCTTTTTATTCATCGGCGTGATTCTACTGAGTCTCGTGGGGTTTGTCTATCACGGTTTCCTCCAACAGGCCTTCGCTTCGGTCCATTGCGAATATACCTTCTTAATCATCTTGTCAGTGTACGGAATTTTCGATCCGATCCATTTGTCCATCGCCTCCATCGCGGCTTGAATCTTGAGTTCGCAGGAGGATTGGACGCGCACCCATTCGCCGGGGATATGCTCCGCTACCTTCTCCCCGCGCACATACATGGCCTCTGGCGACGTGGCATTCTGCCCAGACTGACCCGTCAACAGAATTTCCGCCCCCGCCGTCCCGGCCCACAGCACGCCGATGAGTAGAATGAGGATCATGAGGGGATCTCCTTGGCTTGTTGACGCAATTCCGATGCGAGCTTTCTCAATGCCTCACGCCTAGCAACCATACGAGCCTTAACGCTTCCAGTTGATCCAGTAGATGCAAAATGGCACTGCTGCGCGTTATCTTCTGCTATGTCTGCCACCCGCTCCAGCGTCGCCCGTTCGGTGTCGGCCAGGAGTGTGACGAGTTCGTACTTCAAACCTTCTGGCAAATTCCTTCGGTGTAGCCAGTCTTTCGCCTTTTGCTCACGTTCGGTGGGGGTCATGGTTGGATCTCCTTGATTCGTTGACGAAGCCAGTCCTCAATATCCGTCACCGTCACCTTGGTCGTTCTTGTGAAGCGGTCATTCGTCACGAACTTGTAGACCCGCTCCAGCGTCGCCCGTTCGGTGTCGGCCAGGAGTTCAATCAGATCCACAATATCTTTCTCGAACGCAAGTTCATGCGCTGCGACCCACTCTCGCGCCTTCTGCTCACGGTCAGCTTGCGTCATGATGGCTCCTTATGTGCTTCAGTAAGTTAATAGCCACGCCAATTAGTAGGCCGCCAATAACCACAAGAAAGAAAACCCTGAACATGAATTCCATTATTCCACCTTCTGCCGCTTCCGCCACTCGTCTACCAAGCGGCTATGCCTAAAATCTAGCGTGCGCTCGTACTCTTCTGTCTGTGGACCTTCTTGCTTGACAAGCTCTACGCCCAGTCTCTCCATCGCCCACACCGCCTCCGCGATCAGTTCATCCACGGCTTCTAGGCGGGCTACAGGGACCATACGCTGTAGGGACGGTTTGCCTTCCAGTACATCCGTCTCGTAGAACGAATCCTCATAGACGTATTCAATCTTCATCTCCTTCATGCCTCCTGCTGCTTCTCCCCACCATTGACACGTATGATAAATGTCTTTGCATACGATCCGCTTTCGTCCACGTCGATAGAGGTCACCTTCGGCGGGTTCGTAAAGTTCGCATTCACCCACATCTGCACCGCCTCGATCATGGTTGCTTCATTGAGCTGCAATTCGTTATTGCCGATCATGATTGTCCCCCTTCCCCTTCAACAGCCGCGCCGTCTCATACGCCTGCGCGTAGATGCTGCGGTCCTCGGCGTGGTGCCGGTTCGTCACGTCCATCGGTTTCCCTTGCAGCACGTCCTGCGCGGCCTCCATTTCGATGGTGAGTCTCGCCGCGTCCCGGTGCATCTTGTCCCGCAGATAGCCTAATGATTCGATGTGTTCGAGTAAGGTCATCTATCGGTCCTCCTTCCAATCCGCCTGGTCATCATGCACCCCCTTCCGGCATTCCTCGCACGGCACCGGACAGCCGTGGGGCTCACAGCACTCGCGGTCGCTAGGGGCGGCGGTTAGGATGTCGTCAAGCCTCTCGGCAATGATCTCGTTCATATTGATACCTCTGGCGTGTTGGGCGTGCCATTTCTCGCACCAACGCCTCACAGACAAGATCGGCCTGTATGTCCATCTTGGATTTGTTCATCGCCACTACCGTTCAAACACCACGAGCAATCGCTTGGCCTTGTTCATCTCGGCCATCTTGAGCAGCACACCAACGGTTCTCTTTTCCATGATTGTTCCACCACGCCTGGGATTCACAATTTCAATCACAGGCCCTTTCGGTTCTTTTGTAATTTTCATACAGTACCCCTTTCATAATCCATGCCCGTCATCACCCTCGCAAACCCATGTGTTTGCCTTGACGCCGACCTGAGACTGTGGCGGTTGTGCGTGGTGTGTGACACCATTGCGCCTCACTTTAAGATTGCGTCAGGAAACTGCTTCAACTTCCACATGGAATCAGGTATGCGTCCTTGCTGGCCAGGGAAGCGCGCACAATCCTGCTTCACATACACCGGAACTCCTGCTGAGCGACATTGCGCGGCAACCGATACAATCGCAGAAACGCCACAATCTCGACGCCCATCGCCAGACTCGGCACCGACCACCACCCAGGACAATTTCTTTAGACCGTAGTTGCCGTCACCTGTATCAAATCGAGTATAGAGATGCTTGGCCATTCCCATGTCTTCCAGTAATGGCTCCGCACTTACCCATCGCACTACTGCTGGAATCGCCTCAACGTGCGGCCAACATTCATCCAGCCTGGCCTGATTCTCAGCCGTAAATCCTACCCATACGTTAGGATGCGCGAGAAAGAAATGGCGCCCAAACAACGGAACGTAGAGATGAGGGCGCTTCGTCAGAAAAAGCCAGTCGAGATCAGGTGTGTCGTGAACTACTTGCATCAGCTTGGCTCGTTCGTCTTTCAGCTCTGGACGATCCTCACAGATGTCAGCCATCGACGCACAGAACACACGCCAGCGCCGTCCTTCCTTTTTTGCCTTCTCATTCCAATGGCGCGGCTCATTCCAATGCTTTACTCCGAACAGTCGTCGCGGACGCTCTGCCCATATGTCCTGCCCAACACGTTCAGCAAAGGCCTTCGCGTAACAATTCGCACACCCTGGAGAATACAACGTGCAACCCCACCAGGGATTAAATGTTGCATCACACCACCCAATCGCTGTCTCCTTAGCCATTACATTACCCCACGCATTCTTGCCTCACCTCCCCAGCGCCTCCAACTCGGCCAGAAGACTACTCACAAAATCCTCCTGAGACATCATGTTCCAGCTGTGTGTCCATCTGGCAGCACAACCTCAAGACCAAGCATCGCCACTGACAATTCCTCAACGCTGACCGGCGCATAGGCCCAGCACATCGTACCCACGTCCAGCGTTTTCCCTG